GCAAAAAAATGGGGAGCCATTGCGGCTCCCCAATACAACAACGTTTATAGTTATTGTTATTCGACTGCTACCATTACTTCAGGTTGGTAACCATGAACTTGCGGTAGTAGATGTTGGTGTTGTTCGCGAGACGACCCAGACCTTGCGAAGAACCTTCAGCAAACGGGTTAGCGACCAGACCATAACGAGTCTTGAAGCCAATCTTCGGCTGGAAGGTGTTAGGATCGATTGCACGAACCATCTGGAGCGGAACATACGGGCAGTAGAACAGACCAGCGTCATACGCGATCGAACCCTTGTAACCAACTACGACATAATCTTGCGAGATAGCCGAAGAAGAAGAAACAAGCGAGTACGGATCAGCATATACTTTTACGCGACCGAACAGCGTGCCGCAGTAGGTGCTGCCAGTGTCGTCAACTGTCAGACTAACTTGGTCTTTGAGAGCCGAGTTGTAGTCAAGAAGACCAGACATAGCCAGAGCCGAAGCAACGTCAGTCGAGCAGATGATAATGTTACCCTTGCCGCGACGAGTATCTTTGGCAATCTTGTTAGACTCACGCTCGATTTGGTAGATCAGACCCTTGTACTTCTCAACCTGCCAGCGACCGTCAGTGTCACCGTTAGTTGTAGCAAGGTTGAAGATACCAGCAGTGTTTGACGTTTGAGCGCCGATTACAGCGGTGGCATAAATCGTACGAATTACTTCGCGGTTGATTTCAGCCAGGATTTCCGTCGAAAGGATATTCGACAGTTCCGTCTCAGCGTCCAGACCGTGAACAGCCTTCAAATCTTGCGCCAGTTCCATCGTGTACTCAGCCTTCAGAGCGCGAGTACATGCGGTTACTGTCACTTTCTCGATCGTGAAGCCCATGGCGTTCATATTGGTCGTGCCACCAAGATCTTCACCAACTGCCGTCGGGAAACCGATACCAGTGTTAGAAAGACCGAAGATAGCAGCAGCTGCAGCAGGCTGAACCGTATTGGCTTGGTTAGTGCCGTTCGAGAAGAGGCTGTGCGTACCGTTACCAGACCATTGGGTATTGGCTTCGTTGTACAGAGCCTCACCAGCGAACATCTGAGTGTTGTTGGCGTACTTCGAACGCATTGCGAAGATCAGACCTGTGGGACCAGTCATCGGCTGAACGCCGCAGACATCATACGCCATCAGGTTGGGCATCGAACGGCGAACCAGCGAGATCAGGATCGGGTCAAAACCGGCAGCAGGACCGCTGGCAGTTGAGCCGCCAGTATAACCAGTGATGTTAGCTGGGATTGTCTCCATAAGCATGGAGCCTTCCTTGATCAGCGCTTGCTCTTGGTTCTCAAGAATGATAGCTGTTACGGAACGCTTGTATGGATCGGTGATAGCACCAAGTTCCCCGTGGTCGAGGACTGGCGCCCATTTTTTTTGTAAGTCTTCAGAAAGGTACATATAAGTCTCCTAATTTATTTGATGAGAGTTCTAGAAATTGCCGAGACGTACTTTTCCATCAGAGGCGACGCTTCCGTGTAGTCTGATGATTGTTCCGCCAGCACTTCTTTTACTGCTACTGAGGAATGAACATTTGGTTGTTTCACCTTACCGTTAAAGTATGACTCTTTGATGAGTTCTACTTTATCTTGATATTCACCCTCTGTGGTGAACTCTACTCCCTCTGCGAGAGCTTTTACTTTCTCGGCTTGCGTAGCGGTGAGTCCTTCGCAAACTGAGTATACGATTGATTCTTTGGTTGCTTCGTTGATGGCTTCCATCAGCTCAACGTTGACATTCAGAGCGGCATTAAGTTGCTCTTGAAGCTCAGCGACTTCCTCAGCCATGGCTTCTACAACGTCAACTTGCTCATCGGGGATATTGATGTTGTGCTCAACGAACAGACCGCGAAGACCGTCGATAAACTCTTCCATGATCTCAGCCTTGAGACCAGCTTGTACAGCTAATTGATTTTCGGCAAGCCACTCTTTAGCAACATACGAGGCATAGGCGCTCATTTGCTCTTCAAGTTCAAGTTTAATTTCTTCTACTGACTCGGCAGCTGACTCAAGGATTTGCTCCTCAAGTTCTTCAACAACGGCAACAGCACGAGCAATAACAGCGGCTTCGAAGATCGTCGTCACGCGCTGCTTGAACTCTTCGGAAAGTTCCTGACCGGCAAACATCGCGTCAACGTCTTCTTTGCAAGACATATCCATCTTGTTGCGAATCATTTGACGCTTTTCGTCAAGAGTCATTTCCTCTTCATCTTCGTCGATAAGATCTTCATCCTCATCTTCGTCAACTTCTTCGGCAACTGCACCAGCAATTTTCTGCATAGGCATTGAACCGATTTTGGGAGCCGGACCAGGCTTTGCGGCTTGCTTGATATTCTTAGCAGCCTCTTTGCCGACGCTTGGATCTGCATTCGCGTCATCGTCTCCGCTCTGACCGGGAGCCGAATAATCGTCAGTTGGTGTTGCGCCGCCGAGATCTTGCCAGCTATTTCCGGGCAATTTTTGCATCGGCATCTTGGCTGCACTTGACTGCGATCTTGCAAGAACGTCAGCGGCAGCTTCTGAAAGAGAACGTACTGTCATTGGAATACTCCTATGGTGTATACTGTTATTTATAAAAAACGTTTTTTCTCAAAGTTTATTTAAAAACTTTTCGAACAGGCGTAATTGAGTTGTTTCGAGATCTTTCTTTGACGCTTTAAGCAATTCTTTTCTCATGCCAGCAATTTCTGCTTCACGAATTACGCCATTATCAAAGATCCATTCTTTCGACTCATATACTGCTTGAACCCAAGCATCATGAGCTGACGGATCTGCTACTATATCTGCCGCTGTAGCAAGATGATAGTCATCCTGGACGATGTTCTTTCCTTCCTTTGTAGGAACGAGAGAACCCAGACCTCTGGAAGAAACGCCTAATGATGCCCCTTCGTCCATAAAATTCTTTACAATCTTTCCATATGGAGTATCCATTACTTTGGCTTTGCCTACGAAATCGGTGCCTTCTCTATGCAGATCTACGATCATGTGAGAAACGCGATCAAGATTGATTGAGGGCGTATCGGGGTGACCCAGCTCGCCGAATGCGCGCTTGGTATCAATATATTCTTTGTTGTATCTGGCGACTTCTCTTTCCATTATTGACATAGGATAGAGGCGCTGATTACGATTGTATTGCTCAGTCTGAAGAAAGATGCCATTGAGGAAATAGTTTTTTCCACCATCTTCTTTGGATTCTACAATGTACTGAACGGATTCTGTTACTTCTGATATAAGTCTCATATTACCTTCCCTTCGTTTTAGTTCCAGTTTTCTTCGGCATCTTTATAACCCCATTGAATGTCTGCGGAGCATTGTTCTTTTTCTTTGCACAATAGCTCTTGCCATTTTTGATCTACGTTTTGCTCTGCCTTTTCTGGCTCCCATTTTACGATGCATACGTTCTTGCGAACTCATTCGTACCAATTTGCTTCCTTGCATTTTATATCCTTTTACGTTGGATACTTTTTTGCTTCTTTGAACTTTTCCGCCGCGAATACGAACCCTTACGATTCTGATTCGCGGTCCGCCTTCGTTGAGAAACTCATCGAAGCCTAACATTATGTTCTGCCATCTCCGAACCAAGATGAAGCATTGGTAAACCCTTCAGCTTTGAGTAGAGTGAGTGTCATAGAAAAAGAATCGTTTGGAGCAGCATTGATAATTGTGGCTTTAATGTTCCCAGTTGGTCCTACTGCTTCGTTGTATGCGCCAAGAGGCATAGTTCCTGATCCAAGACCCATGAAGAAAGCTGAACTATTTGTTGTTCCTTCCCATTCTAAAGAAACTGTTCCAGTCATGCTTGAGTGATACTGAATACTATCGACTACGACTCCGCAATAGTAATTTGGGTTTGCGAATCTAAGAGCTTTTGGATTAACCACAACGGTGTTGGCTGCAGTGCAAGCAGCAGTGTAATATGCCATAACTTGAACGACAGCTTTTTCTCCGCTGTCATATAATACCCTAGAGTTCACTATGTTTGGCTGAGTAATCATTTTAGCTTCCTATCGTTGGTGCCGTTTGTTGAGCGAACTTTGCTAACTTGGCGAAATCTTTTGGTGATCCATTTAACATGGCTTTCACTGCTTTCTGATTTTCTGGTGTTAGCACCGAGTGTAATGTTAGAATATATTTAGCTATGACTGGATTTACTTTAGCAGTTGCGCCATTTGCCATAGGAACATCTGCTTCTTCGCTTCCGTTTGCTATTGCTTCTAACCTTCTCATCATTGAAAAAGATTCATTAATTTCTTCTTCGTAATCTTCTTCTAGAGATTTTGTTAACTTACCATATCCTTTAAGTGCATTATGTAAATGTTCTCCATATGGAATCGAAACATCAACGCCCAATTTTGAATTGGTGTAAAGAGCAACCTTATCTCCCGTAGGAAATATGCGTATCCCTTTACGAACAAGAAGAATGGTCATTGGAAGATCTGGATGTGATTCTTCTAAGACCTCTTCTTGTTCGTTAGAGAGTTGCTCTCTTCTGATGTCAG